GTATTAGATTTGGTAATGACGGACATTTAACATTAATAGATTATAGTGGAACTAATGAAGTAGCTGTAGCTAAGACTACAATAGCTTTATCTGTATCATCTTTCAATATTCAGATGCACACTTGGGCTAATGGAGTTTTACCTAATGGGATTATTAATAACGTAGATTACATTTGGGATATTGTACACGACTACAATAATACTGAAGCTGGTATTATTAACGGTATATTAGACCATACAGTACTTAAGAGTGCTATCTCTATAGAAAAAGGAGAGAAGCTAATGTTTATGCTAGATGAGGTAGGGAATGGTGATTACTTCGGTACTGACTACACAAACGCTTCTTCAGGAATAGCTACAGCAGAAGAGCAGTTAGATAATGAGTTTAAGTATGAGACAAATGAAGCTGTTAGCTTTGTGTTTGGTGGTATTTCTGATTGGAATGTAAATACTAATGCTACATATTACTTTAATAATGGTGCTGGCGTAATAGGATATAGAAAAGGTGGAGCTAGTACAATTCAAGGTATGTTCTCTCTAAGATTTAACGATAACGGCAAATTAACCATATACTCTGAAGATAATAACGAGAAGATAGCAACGGCTAAGATGGATCCTACAGTAGGTAGTTCAATACACTTGTATTACGGTGTGAGAGGTAATAGAGCTTACTACACAATTCCTGTAATATCTAAGCAATCTATTAACGGAGATTCACAGCCTGACGTAAACTTCGTGCCTACAGTAGCAAATCAAACAGCAACAGTAACAGAAGGTGACGTATTAAACTTTCAGATAGTATCTAGTGATAATATAGTAAACCAATTTGCAGAAGTAGATGCTCCTAGTTGGATGACATTAAATCAAGATAGTGGAATACTTAGTGGTACAGCTCCAGCATTCTTAGGGACTGCTGCTGATACTATTGTAGTAAACTGTAAGGCTGGTAACGCTATTGGTGGTACTGTAGATTTTACGGTAACTGTAACTGTAGCAGAGATAGCTTATACTAATAATAAGTCTATTAACTTTAACGGTTCTAGCAGTTTCTTTCAGGGGAATCCTGTAAACATGAACGCTATGGAGAGAGCTACTAACGGAGATGGAAGTGCTTGGACTTTATCTATGTGGGTTAAACCTAGTTCTAGCACATCTAATCAGACTTTGTTTGTTTACGGTGCTGGTGATGACTATAACGGTGGAGCAATTACTTTGAAACAATCAGGTGGAACTAGCTTAGTGTTAAACTATGGTACTGTATATGATAATATTATACTAGTAGCAGCTAACTCCTTTGTTTCAGGTACATGGCAGCATGTGATGATTACATTTGATGGAGGTACTACAGGTAGTGTGGCTGCGGATTCATCAAGTTACTATAGTAGGTTCAAAATATACATTGATGGATCACTCAAGACAGCTATTGGTGTAGCTACAGGTGGTGGATATGACGGAGCTATAAGCGGAGCTAATCCTAGTGATAATATCTTTAGAATTGGTAGAGCTAGTAACGTTCACAATAACTACTACGATGGAACTATGAATCAAATAGCTATTTGGGACACAGACCAATCAGCTAATATAGCAGATATATATGACTCAGGATCAACACAAAACCTAAGTCTTTTAACTACAGCACCAACTCACTACTATGAGATAGAGACTAGCGTAACAACTATAACAGATATAGAAGGAAACGCTGATTTAACTGGTTACAACTTTGTAAGTTCAAACTTAGTAACTAATACACCTTAATAATATGAAAGCATGGTATTGCTCGTGTAAAAATACTTACACAACGGAAAACTGTAAATGTAAGGATAGCTATAGTGCTATCCTACATGGGATAGGTTCTTTAACAGGACAGGGGTCTTCTACAGTGACAAACACTAGTACATCAACAACTAAGAGTACGGAATCAACTGATTATCAGTTATAATTAAAACAGGCGATTCTATATTCGTTATACTAATATTAAAACTTTAAATTTATGAAAGCAACAGAATTATTAGAGAAACTACAAAACGTTTTTCTATCATCTCAAGAAGAAACGACTGAGGTTGAGCTTACAGAAGAAGTAGTAGAAGAAGTAGCTGTAGAAGCTGCTCCTGAAGCAACTGAAGAGGTAGAGCTTACTGAGGAAGTATCTGAAGAGGTACAAGAGGAATTGTCTGAAGTATCTGAAGAAGTTATCGAAGCAACTGAAGAGGTTGAGTTATCTGAAGAGGTAACAGAAGAAATCTCTGAAGAAGTAGAGTTAGCTGAGGAAGAAGCTCCAGCAGAGGAAGTTCAAGCTGCTCCAGCTTACGTAACGTCAGAAGAATTAAGTTCACTTAAAAATGAAATGATGTCTATGATCGAGTCGTTATTAAAGGAGAAGCAAGAAGCTTCAAAAGAAATGCCAGCTCAGTTATCTGAACAGGTAGAATTATCTGAAGAGGTAGAAGAAATCGCTCACTCTCCAGAACAAGAAGTCGAAGCTAAGTCTAGTAACTTGTATGCTCAGAGTAGAGTAGCAACTACACAAGACAGAGTTTTCGCAAAACTTTTTAAATAAGAACATTAATTAATTAATTTAAACACGCTAAAAATGGCAACAACAACTTCAATTACAACTAGCTATGCTGGAGAAAAACTACAAGGTTTTATCTCTGCTGCTTTGCTTTCTGCTAACACTATCGAAAAAGGTGGAGTTACAGTAAAACCGAATGTAAAATTCAAACAAGTAATCAAGAAACTTTCAACTAACGATTTAGTAGCTGATGGAACTTGTGATTTCGATGCAACTTCTACAGTAACTCTTACTGAGCGTTACTTAGAGCCAAAAGAATTTCAAGTAAACCTACAACTTTGTAAGCAAGACTTCAGAGACGATTGGGATGCAATCTCTATGGGTATGTCAGCTCACGATAGCTTACCTCCTTCTTTTTCTGACTACCTTTTAGGACACGTAGTATCTAAAGTAGCTGAGAAGATTGAGAACACTATCTTTGGTGGTGACGATTCTGTTGCTGGTGAATTTGACGGACTTATCGCTTTAGCTGCTGCTGATGCTGATGTAGTAGATGTACTTGGTACAACTATCGATGCTTCTAACGTTATTGCTGAGTTAGGGAAAGTAGTAGATGCTATTCCAACTACTGTTTACGGACAAGAAGATTTATGTGTATATATCTCTCCATCAACTGCTCGTGCTTACATTAGAGCTCAAGCTGCTTTAGGATATAAAGATTTATACCACGTAGGACAAACTGCTCTTGATTTCGAAGGAGTTAAATTGTTTGTATCTAACGGTATGCCAGCTAACAAAATGATCGCTGCACAATCTGGAAACCTTATGTATGGTACTGGATTATTGAATGACAAGAATGTAGCTAAAGTTATCGACATGGCTGACATCGACGGATCACAGAATGTACGTATCGTTTTACGATATACTGCAACTGTAAACTTCGGTATCGGATCTGAGATTGTACTTTACTCTGCATAATCAACTTTAATAGGGGAGGGTAAAACCTCCCTTATATTAATTATTATAATAACTTTAAAAAACTAAAACTATGGCTTGTGATTTTACTGGTGGTAGAGTAGAGGCTTGTAAAGAAAGCGTTGGTGGATTGAGAAACTTATATATTGCAAACTTCAACTCTGCAATGTATGATGCTTTAACTCTTGGTTCTGACGATGAAATTACAGCACTTGGTTCTGCTATTACTACATACAAATTTGAGTTAAGAGGTGAAAACAATTCTTTTGAGGAGACTAACGAAAACTCAAGAGATAACGGAACTTCTTTCTGGACTCAGTCAGGTGCTATCTCACTTAAAGTGCAAGATGCTGCATCTCAAAAACAATTAAAACTTCTTTCTTACGGAAGACCTCATGTAATCATTGAAGATTATAATGGTAATTTCCGTATCGCTGGAGCTCAAAACGGTGTTGAATTTTCTGTTTCTACATCAACTGGTTCTGCAATGGGAGACTTAAACGGATATAACATTACATTTGAAGGTAAAGAATTATCTCCTTCATCTTTCATCGACCCAGCTATTATGGGTGATGCTGCTGGATTTGTTATTGACACTGCTCTTATGAATGCATAATAATTGTTAATACTTTAATATTAAGAGGGGTACAGAAATGTACCTCTTTTTTTATGCCATATAGTTAAGGAACAATTAATTAAAATTCTCGTTATATAGATATGAATATACTAGACATAAATGATTTACCAACAATAACTATGCAAATCTCTGGAAGAGAAGGAGTAGCTAGTGGTGCTTGGGTTATTAATCAAGAGAAGAAACAAAGATTAGAGTTAGGAGCTGGTGACATAAGTTATACTGCTGGTGAGGTGTTGATTATTCAATTAACTGATTCTAACTTTATATCATCAATAGAATCTGACACAACTTTATCTGTAATAGTATTTAGTGGTAATATACCTCTTTATAGAGATATAGTTAAGTTTAGAGGTCAATTAGATTCTGTAGATTTCTATTCTCAGTACAACCATTCAGGAGACTACTACGTGTTCGGTGAGGATGAGGAATCTGATGACGAAAGTACAGGTATTATTGATGGAGGCTCTGGAGGTGGAGATACTTACACGCCACCTGACGAGACTGGTAACTTAGTTATAAGTGACTTTGCTATAAAGTTTGACTTAGATAACGATGGCTTAGGTGAAATAAACAATGGGGGTGACGGAACACTTAGTCAGCAGACCTATAATGTTCTTGGTGACTTTAAGGTTAGAACCGAGCAATATGGTACATTTACAGCTTCACCTACTAGTTTAGAAGAGGTACAAGCGTTCTCTTACCTATATGATAAGAATAGTGGAAATCCTAGCGGATGGGGTGGAACTATCACGTCTAACAACCCTGAACTAGAAGGTTACTACTATCACTTCTCTGCTGGTGTATCTCAGTCAGCCAATGATAAGATAATGGAAATAGCAACAGATAGAGAACTAGGGTTAACTAGTACTACTGATTTATCTGTATTTAAAGAAGACTCTACTACTGACTGGGAAGTAGGTATGAGCGTTTATAAGGATATATCTGGTACACCTATAATGGATGGGGTAACAAGTCCTTGGGATAGATTTAACTTTATATACATAGATTCTAATAATGACATAGTAGTAGTTAGAAGCACAGATAATATAGTTACACACGTAGAGGTTGCTAAAAACACTACTTACTTGAAGTACATGGAAATGTTCTCTGTAGGGATTGTAACAAGTCCTTATTCAGCAGCTCCTAGACCTTTTGCTGATTACGTAACTTGGTTTGAAGACAAAGTAAACGATGTGAACTCTACAGTATCTTATAATTCAACAAGACCTACTGAGTTTAGTAAAAGAAGAATAGTTATAGATTACTCTAACGGAAGTATGGCATCTATAGGTGATATAGCATTAAAGAGAGATCATGGATGGAACGGAGGTCAAACCTTAGCTAGTGATGTTATTGGTATAGAGCTAGACCCTAGTTCTGCTGGTAGTGTCTATCAGTTAGGTACATCAGCTTGTACTGTAGATGGTGTAAACTTCTTAATAAGAGAAATTGACTTTACAACTGGATTAGTAACTAACTTTCAGTGGTACACACTAACATAATGTAATTAATTCGTTATAAACGTATAGACAAAAGAAATATGGAAAGTAATAATGTAAGAGTAGTTAATTTATCTGGTTACCAGACTCCTGTAGTGAAAGAGATTCACAATAGGGATTGGGTAGAGTATGGAGATAATAACGATTACTTCAAGAAACTAATAGACAACTATTTAGGATCACCAACCAACTCAAGATGTATTAACGGTATCGTTGATATGGTAGCTGGTAGAGGATTAGAGGCAACTAACAGAGAAGAGAATCCAGAAGGGTACTTAAAGATGAAGATGCTCTTACCTAAGAAGCAGATAAAAAGAATTGCACATGACTACAAGATGTTAGGTCAAGCTGCTATTCAAGTATCTTACAATAGGTCAAAGACAAAGATATTAAAGGTATCTCATTTCCCTATGGAAACACTTAGAGCTGAGAAAGCTGGTAAGAATGGATGTATTGACGCTTATTACTATCACCCTAAATGGAGTGAGCTTAAAGCTACGGATAGACCTAAAAGGATTCCTACATACGGAAACGGAAGTAAAGGTCAGAGAAACGAGCTGTACGTCATTAAACCGTATAGAAGTGGATTCTATTACTATGCACCTGTAGATTATAATGGATGTTTACAATACTGTTCTCTTGAAGAGGAGGTATCTAACTACCATATTAACAATATTAAGAATGGATTACAACCGTCTTTATTGATTAACTTTAATAACGGTACTCCACCAGAAGAAACTCAAGCTGCTTTAGAGCGTAAGATATACGACAAGTTCTCAGGTAGTTCAAATGCTGGTAAGTTTATTATTGCATTTAACGAGTCTCAAGAAACTAAGGCGGATATAGAGCCAATTCATTTACCAGATGCTCATGCACAGTATCAGTTTATGAGTGATGAAGCTACGCAAAAGATTATGCTAGGTCATGGTATTGTATCTCCTATATTATTAGGTATTAAAGATAACACAGGATTCGGTAACAATGCAGAGGAATTGAGAACTGCCGCTGTACTTATGGATAACGTAATTATCAGACCTATACAAGATGAGATTATAGAAGCTCTTAATGAGATTTTATTGTTTAATGAAATAGTATTAGATTTATACTTTATAACATTACAACCTATCGAGTTTACTGAGTTAGAGAATATCTCTACTAAAGTAAAAAGAGAAGAAGAAACTGGAGAGAAGCTAAGTTCAGATGTTGAGCTTAGTGAGACTCCTGAGTTAAATGATATAGAAGTATCATTAGAGGAAGTTAAACCAACAGACGAAGAAGAATAAGATGGCAAGAAAAGCATTATTTATAAGTGTAGCTGACTTAAAGAAAAAGTCACTAATAGATGGAAATGTAGATTCTAGTAAGATAGTTTACTACATTGAAGTAGCACAGGATATACATATTCAAAATTACTTAGGAGGTAAGCTATATAAGAAACTACAGAGCATCATAGTAGATGGTACTGTTAATGATTCTGCTAACGAGGATTATAAGGACTTATTAGACACTTACGTAAAGCCAATGTTAATATGGTACTCTCAAGCAACGATACTGCCTTACAGTGCCTTTGCATTAAAGAATGGAGGGTTACATAAGCATACTGCTGAAAACGCTGAAGCTGCATCTCAAGACGAGATTACATACTTAGCTCAGAGAATGAATGATACTGCTGAGTTCTACACAAAAAGGTT